TTATAGCATATGCAAGTATCATCACAAAACGCCATATGTCTTCAGCAGCAGTATATAATTTGAGTTGTTTAAGCGAAAAAAAAGCCGTCCGAAGACGGAAAGTGCTGTCAAGTGCCGATTGGCAGGAATGATTAGAACAATCCCATTGCTGATTTAATCGCATTTTTATGTACTACACTGTCTAGAATAATGCCGGTTTATCCTGTCTATTTTTAGAAAGTATCACCATTTTATAACCACTCCAAGGTATTAAAAAAAACCGTCACCCTAATGGATGACGGCCAATATTACTTCTTCTTTTTCCCGGTCTTTTTGCCGGATGATTTCTTGCTTCCACAAGGCATAATAGATGCTCCTTTCTTATGCAGCAGTCGTTCCAGACCCAGTCGATCCGGATGACATGGATTCGGTCTGTGAAACCTCTGGCAGTCCGCCAAGGGATGTGATCATGGACAGAATCCCGGCAAGCAGAGCTGTGCTGCCTACGATTTTCCAATCCACTCCTCCCATTGTTGCTGTGGTTCCAATTACTGCTGCTGCAGCCTGTGCAGCAGTCTTAACTGCTCTGATTCCTGCTGCTTTCAACCACTCTATAAAACTCTCTTTACTCTTAAATACGTTACTCATTTTTATTGTTCTCCTTTTCCTTTTCTTCAAGTACTGCTACCTTTTCCTCGACAATAGTTACTCTGCGGTCAATGTCTCCAATCTTGTTACTTGCGTCTTTGACACCAACCCTGATATCCGCTACGTCCTCTTTGAGACGGTCAATGCTCTCAAGGACTCTACCTGTCTGCTGCTCTGTCTTGCCATTCCCTTTGTTTACCGTATAAAGATTAAGAATGAAACCAAGTGCGGAGATAATGAGAGAAGCAGAGATTGGATCGATTTTCATCTCACACGGATTCTCTGCCCTGCATAGATGCGGTTAGGATTAACAATGCCGTTGATCTGTGCGATGTGCTGATAAGTTGTGCCATACCGTGATGCAATACCACTGAGTGTATCGCCCGACTTAATAGTGTAGTAAATGCCAGTATTGACCTTAGGAGCTGATGGTGCGACTCCACCATTAACAGCTTTCTGAACTTCATCGTAACGAGAGCCCAAAACAGTTGAACGGACATTGCCATTACCATACTTTCCTGCAATAACCTCGTTCTTAAGAGTATTAACATCAGACATAGCAATATGATCAATCATCTCCTGCACTTCTGCATAGCGAGAGCCAAGAGCGATCTTTCTTGTATCTCCATTTCCGTACATTCCATCCATTGTGTTGTATACAAGGTCGAGTGTACTTCCTGATGGATTTGCAACTGCTGGTTTAGCTGGTTCTGAAGTTTCCGGAGTGGATGTTGTTGCTGAAGAAGCTCCTGCATACTTATTCCAGGTATTCACGTCGCCATAGAACTCGTTGCAGTCCAGATTGCCCGCATATCCATCCAATCTGCCGACAGACGTCCACTGCCACATGCAGTAGAACGGCCACTTGCCGGAAGATGGCTTAGTGCCCTGATGCGACTTGTCGTAGTTGGCATCGGCCGAGTTGTCTCTGTACTTTGCAATCCAGAGACCGTAATTGCCATTCACGACTGAGCTCCAGTCATAGGAAGTGACAACCGATTCGGACATGTAGATGACTGGACGCACGTTGGTAAGCCGATAGACCTCATCCAGCCACCGCTTTGCCCAGGCCACATCCCATTTGTTTTCGGCTTCCCAGTCCAGGATAGGCAGTGCTTCGCCGAAGTAGTTCTTGGTATTGGTTACGAAGAAGTTGGCTTCCTTGATTGCATCATTGACGGGACGAGCGAAGTGATAGAAGCCAATGGCTTTCTTGAGTGCCTTGGCTTTCTGAAAAAAAGGATCGCATGTCTTGTCAACATAACCGATCCCTTCAGTGGCCTTCACGATCACAAAGTCACATTTGATTTTTGACAGGTCAAGTCCTGCCTGCCATTTGCTGATGTCGATTCCATTCATTGTTTGAGTCATTTTATTTTCCTCTTTTCTTTTTTCCAAATAATGGGGTTCACTTCATTGCTCACGCTGTTACTTTTGTGGCTGTGCCGTCAAAATTGATGTACTTCCAGTTTTTATATCCATTTCTAAAATACAATTTGGAAATGGCATTTGTTGTGTCCGGAATGTAGATTTGTTCTACACAATATTCACCGTCATTTGCACCGTTTAATGTCAGTAAAATTCCATATCTGCATGCGCCAGTCGGAAAACCGGCAGTAGTTGCACTTGCTCCAGTGATTGCAGAAACAATAAATTGCGCAATGTTCTTTTTCAAAAGCATTGTTGTTAAATAATCCCAATTAGTCGGATTAGGAATAGCTAGCATTTCTACCTGCCCCCCCCGACTTCTGGATGCAAAATACATTTTCCCATGTTATTGCTCTCCTCTCATTTTCTAATCCAAGTCAAAAATACTTTGTATGTTGTTTCCACTGTTACTTTTTCATTTAAAAACAAAATATAGCCAGTATCAGATTTAAAAATACCTATTATATATTTTCCATCAAACGTACCATCCATAATCGCATTAGTTAAAAAATAATTGTCTTTTAAATTGATAGTTGTGTAACTTAATCCAGACGGTAAAGTGATGCTTGAATTTTCATAAATAGCATTAGGATACCCCCCCCCCGAATAATATTGCAATTTGCCATTTTATTTCCTCCCTTATACTGATTTCCAATCAGTCCATTTTCCATCACAAAAGTCACGTCTATAATATTTGCAACCATCAAGTGATTTTATTTCCTGGAAGCAATAGTCAGTAACGATTTCATAAATCACCATGTAAAACGCTATCGAGGTAGGACAGTTTACAAGCGTTTTTGCTTCTGTTGAATACATACAAATGTATTCACCTGCATCTTTAATGTCATTCAAATCAGAATTTTCATAGATTATCTTTTTTGAATCCATAAACTTGTTAATAACTGCATTTGCCATATTAAGCCACCCCCATTACTGTTATGTTGAAACCGCTTGTTGGTTTGATAATTGCATAAAGCGTTAGTGTTGTCCCGCTCGTTACTGCGTCTGTCATGCACGCATACGCTGATTTTTCCGCCGATGTTGCGACCGTACCTGCTGGTTGGAGAAATATGTCTGGATGCTCATCGTACACGGCTGTCAGAGTTTTAGTTGCTGTGTAGTACGCAGCCCCATTGACGGTCGTTGTTGTGCTTGACCAGTCGGTGGTTGCAATGGTGATGATTTTATAACTATGAAGATTAGTCACCTTATTACTTGTAGTAGTAAGGTTAGTATTCGCTGTTCCTAGAGCTGTGTTCAAATCGCTAATGCCTGCTTGTACATCAGTAGCAGACATTCCGCTTATAGTACCTAGTTTGGTATTTTCGGCGGTAAGCAGCGGTTTAACTAAGTTATCCCTACTTATTTGCTTAGTACCGTCTGACTGCTCGATAGGTACGATATCAGTTCCTAGTGCCGATGCAGTTACAGGCAAGTCATATAGATGTTCATATGAATCTGTATCAGCCATTCACATTCCCTCCTGTATCATTTTTAGTTTCTGATTCAGTTCCAGTAGTTACTGGTTTTACCTGCTCAGAATCAAGCATCGGGTATAGTGCTTCAATCACCTTCAAGGGTAATGACAGATTATCCAAGTCAGATTCCTTAATAATTTCAAAGTTGATATTTGTGTCTTGATTGGCAAGTTCAGTGATTTCATTAGATGCTTTTGTATAGTTATCATCCGTTGCTTTAATCTCTGTTTTACCGTCTGAATATTTAGTAAATATTCCTTTCCTTAATTCATAGTAAGGTTCTAACGCCGTAATTACGGAATTACGATTTTTAATAATCTTCAACCCTGCTGAAAATGGTATGTCCTTGCTGATACTGTCTAAACTCTTTAGTGTTTCTGAAATACTTTCTAATTCGTAATACTTCATAATGCCCTCCTTTTATAGCTTTCCAACAAATATGTTATCCACAAAAAAATACAATGCTGATCCGCTCCATCCCATCGCCAATTTATGGGTTGAATCACCGCCACTCACCTTGCAAGATACAACTGGAGTTCCGTAGTTTAGACCATTGCAAGTGTTTACTTGGCTTTGGAAATTGATTCCGTTAGCACCATTTGAAATAAAGGTAATACCTCGTGTACCCAAAGATAGTGAATTAATAACCGTATCCGAGCTATCTCTATTTACAAGATTTATGCAACCGTCATTATGATATTTATTAAAAGCTTCCAAGCTAACAGTAGATGCGTTGATAGCGCATGCACCTTTTCCACTAAATACAATTCCACCCACTTCAGGACCGGCATTACCTGAATATTGTGCAGTTATCTGGTTGGCTTCATCAGTTCCAAATGTAATCGCCGAACCAGTTATGGTAGAACCCGTTATCGTTCCTGTGAAGTTAGCATTGCCATTTTCGTCAAGAGTGAAATTAGTTGTATTGATAGTCAGTACATTCTTATCTGTTAACTTAATACTTGGTGTATCAATGCTCAACGTACCAGCACTGAACTTCATTAGTCCACCGGTTGTTAAGTCAATCTCACCTGATTTAATCGTGACTAAAGACTCTTCTGATTCTGCAAAGTCTTTACGCGATTCATCCTTTGATACCTTTGCAGTAATGTTGTCGGCAGAAACTGTGATAGCTGACTTAAGATCAGTATAGTTACTTGTTGCATTAGCTTGAGTCTCATACGTATTACTTACTTCGAGTTTGATACTTTCTGCAGTCTCATCAATTGATGAATTAAGTTTCTTGTACTGATATAATGCGTTGTCTTTAGTTTCATACGTTGCATTTACTTCAAGCCTGATACTCTCTGCTGTTTGCTCAATTAATGAGTTCGTCTCGGTCTTAATCTGCCTAAGGTTGTGATACATAGCACCGGATGATGTAATAATCTTCTTTCCAGTATTCGTCAGTAATGGCGTATCTTTCTTATCATTCAATGCTGTCAAGAAGAACGGTCCAGTATAGGTTTTTATATCCCTTATTGAACTTGAGAATTCATCAAGCGTATTCTTTACTTCATGCATTTTCTGGTTAAGCACTTGAACCTGTTTTTTATTACCTGGTGTCTTTGTTACTGTACCGCTGTCTCCTTTGTCTTCAACCTCATCTGTAATCAATCCATCATCAGATAGTTTTCTATACATCAGCCAGAATGAAGCAGTACTTCCTTTATATGTTGTTATCTTGATTGGATCTCCAGTTTCAACGTAAGCCAATGCCTTAAACTTTGCACTAAAAGGCTTATATGGTTTCTCTTTGACCTGATCAAGTATGTTAGATGCGATAGTCTGTAATTCTGCAATCGAATAACCGTACAGCAGATAATCTGCCTGAATAATGTATGTTTTATCTCCGGTACCTGCAGTCACTCCAACATCATCATCAGATGATCTTATACATACACTGTCGATTGATGGAGTTGAGTAATCCGCAATCGTTGCATCTTCCATCAATGCCGTGTACGGGATCTCTGTCAGTTCTGCATCATTTGTCACCTTGCAAAGAACGCCACTCCGATCAGTATGAAAAAAGCATCCAGAAGCAAGTTGGATCTGACCTAGAAGATCAGACCCTTTTGCATTACTAAGATAAGCATTCCTACTTATTGAAATCGCACTGTTTGCCCAAGTATCTGGAAGACTGTAACTTACTTCAACATAATCGCATAGTGATATCAGTAAATTCCGCAGTGTAATCGGGAATTTCAGTTTTGTATTCCACCAATCATCAATATCCTTATCCATGAATTTCTTCATGTAATCATATGCTTTGACTTTAGTGTAATAATCTCCGTCATAATCTGGATCACTGATTGTGTATGTACCTAATGGCACATCGGTTCCATTGACCGTCTGCTTAGCCACAATCACTTTATCTTTAAGATTGCTTATATTACCGGATTCTTTAGCAATAGTAGCTTCAAGTGTATTTGATTCAACTGCACTGTAATCAAGGCTATCCGAACTGCATAGTGATTCTGTGATAGATAGTGATCCTGATAACCAATTGCTACTGTCATATGTAGTTCCATCAATAGTTAATGTGATTGGTCCTGGCATTGCATTTGATTTATAAACATTCTTTATAGAATCATCTACATTTATCATTCAGTCTCCTTTCTATTACATTTCAATGAAGCTCAAAGAAGCATCTGTATATGATCCTTCTCCTGTTTTCTTATTGACTCGATGTAGAGTGTATTTAAAAGAGGCCCCAGTATAAATCATTCTGGTCCCTCCTCTAATATCTTCAAATGTATACACTCCTCCTAAATCAACTCGACATGCATTTTTGATTGTCTGATATTCACTCTCGCTAAGTGAATGCCATTTCAGTGGAGTACTGATAACACCTCTTCTTAAGACAACTAAGTGCATTTTCCCTGCACCGTCTCGCCATGATTTCCCATGCATGTCCTCTTCTTCATATTCGACATCTTCATCTGGAGTAGGAAGTACTACTCCATTTACTTTATAACAAGGATCTGCCATGTTTATACTCCTTCAAAGACTGTTTCACCAGTCCTCTTATATTCAGCATTCGCATAGTCTGCTGCGGCTTTACCGACATCTGACACAAGGATATGTTTAGTTTCAACAACACCGATCAGATTTTCAAGCAACTGTGCCACTCGTGCATCGGATACATTGCCGTTATTGTTACTATTCCCATTCTCATTTAAAGCTTCAGCAAGCGCCTCCTTCATTGTACTTAATGGAGATACAACTTCGGTTTCACGTTTGTTATCACCTAAAACTGCAGCAAATTCTCCTGCATTTGGTGGGACAACTGTTCCAGTTGCGAGATGCGGAATCTTTGGCACGCTTATTGTTCCAATCCAGCTGAATGGACGCAGCCCCATAATACTGATTCTTCGTATTCCTCTTAGTGCTGTATTGATAGCATTGAATGGAATTGCAACAACATTGTTGATTCCATTAATGAGACTGTTAACAATTCCTCTAAAGGCATTGAAGATACCGTCTTTGATTCCTTCAAAAATACGGCCACCAGCACTGAATACGTTCTTAACTGCCTGCCATGCATTACTGAATACACTACCAAACCATCCAGCAACATTTCCAAATATTCCGGTAATTCCACTCCAAACACCTTGGAAAAACCCAGTAACACCATTCCAGATACCTTTAATACCTTCCCAGGCACTTCTAAATATGTTACCGAACCAATTCCCAATAATACTGAATATGCCTTTGATACCATTCCAGACTCCACCAAAGAATCCAATTGCACCATTCCATACATTCACTATCGCATTCCATGCATCTGTAAATAAAGTACTAATCGTATTGCATAAATCATCAAATGCTTTCTGAACCGGTTGGATGATTGTTGTATTAAACCAATCAGCAACCACACCCCATATTTCGCAAATTTTATCCCATACATCTTGAGCAACCTGCTTAACTGTATCCCAGTTGTTAATAAGCATGATGATGATTGCTATAACAGCACCAATTGCTGCTACTACCAATAAGATTGGATTGGCAGCTAAGAATGTTAATGCTCCAGAGAATAATGTAACTGCGCTTGTTAATGCATCCCAAATTGTACCTAATGTAACTAATACAACCTGAACCCCATAGAACACAGCAAGCGCAGCACCAATACCTAAGACAATTCCAAGAATTGTCTCTAAAAGCGACTGATTATCAGTGATCCATCCTGCTATTCCTTCAAGCGCATCTGATATAAGCTTTAGTGCACCGACTATCACATCACCAAGGAATTCCCCCAATGGCTTTATAATAGTATCCCATAGCCACTGAAGAACTGGCTGTAATGCTACTAATATTGCATTAACAACATCAAGTGCACTTGCAACAACATCTAACAATGCAGGAATTGCACTTTCTGCCGCCCATTTTCCAATTGGAAGTATTACGTTTTCCCAAACCCATGTGAGAGCATCAGTAATTGTTTTGATTACCGGTTCAAGAGAATCCATAACATTTCTGATTGATGTGACTAGTGGAACTAAATCTAAGTTCTGAGCCCATACCTTCGTAGCTTCTGCAATATTTTCAAACATAGTAAGGATATCATTACCAATGTCATAGATTGACTGCATGATCGCTTCGCCATTCCCATTGAATTGCCATGCTTCATTCCATGCCTGCCCAATAGCTTTAAAAGTATCAACTACATCACCAATTATTCCCTTTACTCTGCTTGCAAAGTCCGTCAATGGACCTGTATCAAGAGTATCGAACATTGATCCATAATCAGTACCGGCAGTAGATCCAGATGATGCAGAAGACTGGGCAGATATGTCATTGACTTCATCAATACCTGCTAGAGCTCCTTGCGCTTCATTTGCGTTCTTAGCAACATCGCCCTCAGCTGTAGCCAATCCTGCTGCCTGTTTTTTTGCAACAACAAATGTCTTCTGACCTGTTAGCATTGCAAAGAAACGTCCTACTGCATTGGTAGCTTCTAAAAACACACTGGTTATTGTTGAAACAATAGGAGCAACCACATTAACAAGTGGTGCTACTGCTGCCGCTAGTCCGTTACTAGCAGATGAAGCACTAGACTTTAATGATCCTATTGCTCTGTCTGCTGCGTTTGAATAATTGATAAGATTGGTAAATCCCTGCTCTATACCTTTGATGGCTGCACGCATCATCATTCTTATAGCAAGCAATTTAAACATATTTCCTAGGCTGAATATCGATTTTGATAACTGCTTGGCCATAGAATCTGTTTTCTGACCGCCTGTAAAGAAGCTTTTAACTGCTTGCCCTGCTCCTAATGCTTTCTGCTTAATTCCAGACAAGAAGTTTTGCAGTTTTCCTAGTGAGCTTGCTTTGTTCTCAAGATTTACACTTTCGCCCTGGTTACTATTCAAAGTACTATCCAAACTATTGATAGCTCCGGACATGTTCTTTCCAGTTGCTTTACCATACTGGTTATAAAGACCTTCAAGCTTATCTGATGTTTTATCAATGTTGTCCTGAAGAGATTTCCACCCTTCCGGATCTGCATTAATACCTTCAGCATTCCATTTGGATTGTTCATCCATCAGATCGTTGTACTCCTGTTTAGCAGTATTTATCTGGTCTGTAAGTTCTGAAGCACCATTACCAGACATTGAATTAATATATACATTCGATAAATCACTTTGCGATCCAATAGCACCATTTACTGCAGACTTTGTAGACGGAACATTACTCATTGTGTCATTCAAAGAATCCCATTGAGATCTAAGCTGTGTTAAATGCTTCTCATTAGATTTAAGCGACGTCTGGAGACCATTCGAATTTGGTTCTTTTTCAATGCTCTTTCGTAAACTATCAGAATATCCCTGAGCTTGTCTAATTTCTTTCTCAAGGCTTTTCATCTGAGACTTCAAATTACTAATAAGCTTAGAATATTCATTTTTTATATTCCCATCGCTCATTTTGGTGTCAAACACAATCGCCCCATCACTCATGGTTATCACTCCTCTCTTTACTACTTAAACCGTTGATTCAGTTCTTCTTTATATGCTTTATCTGCATCTGACTCAGGCACTTCAATATCAATCAGGTCTTTGTGGGCGTTGTAATACTCCTGCTCATATTTCTCTAACTTCTTATGCTTGGCTCTTTTTTGTCGAATACTGAGAACGTAAGAAAAAAGACCATCCTGTATTTCATTGAAATATCCAAGGAAAGTCCACCAATGAATATATTTTTCTGTTCTCAATTCTTTACCTGCAACATGATTTACTGCGGAAAATATTAGCTGTTCATCCTGATTCCAATCCATAGTTTTAGGTTCTGGACGTTTGCTATCGTAATTTTTTCCACCATCTAAATACCAACTGCACTTTTCAGAAGCTTCTTTCATTTCTGATTCACCAAGATTATTCACTCCGAGAAGAGCGTCAATCATGATATATTGCTTCTCATTATCTGTGAGGTCAGGATCATTGAATGCCTGAAATATCAGCAATGAATTTCGATAATCTGTACTCAGTATCTGCAATTCTCTGCCATTCACTTCAAGAGTTGTAGGTAATTCTCCAATCATGACTTATTCAGTCTTTGAGCATGGAGTTTTTCATATTCCTTTTTGTATTTATTGATTCTTGCGTTAGATGCTTCCCCTTCTTTTTCTAGAACTGGCTTAATAGTTTCAATGAAAGCACGCATAAACTTCTCATAGATTGTTTCTCCATTAATTGTTGTAAGAGGATTAGCTTTTCCAAACACAATATTGGAAGCTCCAGGATAGAAAACAGCATCAAAGTTCCTTCTCATAATCTGGTTCAGTTGTCTTACTGCATGCGCTGACTGTGTCAGTTCATCTGCTGAAGTTCCATCTGAATTTATCTTGATATCACCTATCTTTTCAACTTCAGATTTCATATCATTGATGCTTTTTTCTGCCCTATCAATAAGGCCTATATCTGTTACACGTATACGCAGAATTCTGCGAGGATCGTTATTAATCTCATATTCTTTGATACCTTCATCAAAATTAATACTTAGATTCTTCTTCTCTTCCATATTTTCTTCTTTCTATAAACATGAAAGCCCGTGTTTCGTATGCTATCTGATCAAGAAAAGCGAACTATTGCACGGGCTATGTTATATTGATTTAAAACTGAATTATGATCCGGATCCAGGTGCTGCAGTATCTGCTGTAAACGTCTTTGTAGTTTCGTTGTACTTTCCTGTTGTGATCTTGTTTGTATGATGAATATCGAACGGAATCGCTACACCTGCAGTGTCACCACCAACAGATTTAATTTCAACGACAACCTCTTCTTCATCTGCAACATATGCTCCAGTTGCACCATCCCACAAACGAACGGTAAGAATTTGAGTTTTGCAAGCATCCAGAACAAGTCTCTTTCTTGCAATGTTTTCAAGCCATGCAAATAAAGGTTCACCCATTACTGCATAATATGGATCAACAGATCCAGAAACCTCATAATCTTTAACCTTTACCTTAGTTTCTCCAAGGATGTTCTTTTTCTTATCTACTTCAGCAGAGTATTCATCCTTATACTCTTCGAGATCATCACCGAGTCGAACCCATGAAGCAGTTTCTGCATCTGGTGTGGCGTTGATAAAATGTGCCAAATATTTGCGAGGAATCGCTGCTCCTGCTTTCAATACGTCTAATGCCATTTTTCATCTTCCTTTCTTTTAAATGCCATCATTTGTTTTAATGATATAATTCACCGATAACTGTAACTGGTATCGAACACCATCATTGATATCTCCGGTCGGGACTTCAAAGATCAGAGCATTGGCAGCATCAATTTTCTTGATGATCCCGCTCATTTCTTCTCCATCAACCGTTTCAATGATTGCTATGTTCTTCTGTTTGTTAAGGTAATAGGTGAGCTTTGTTAAGAAATCACTGTTTCCTAGGCGATCACTATCTTCAAAAGCAAAAAGGCCGGTATAAAGTTGGAATGAAATCTTATACTTCTCATTTCCGATCAGGTCTTCACCTGTCTTTGACGGTCCTATAGGGAACATACCAACATCTTTATCCTTAGCCTCTGTATAGTCGATGTGAACACCGTTGTTGAAATCATCCATCAATGAGCAATCTGTGAGGATCTGCTTCACTGTTTCAATTACATTCATTTCTTAAACTTACCTCCTGCAAGATCAGCTGCGCCTTCTCCAATTGCGTCCCTATAGTCATATGCCATCCGTTCAAACCAATGAGGCCCAGCCTGTGGACTTTTAGATACATTGTAACTAAGTCCTCTGCCTTCAGGATCTAAGATCTTTGGGACTCCTGGTCGGCTCCAGTGTCTTCCTGTCTTTGAATCATAAAATGATCCTTTCAGAGTGATTGGGTCAACCATGAGCTGACCATAGTACTGATACCTTGCATATGGTGTAAACTGTATGATTTTTCCAGAACCAATAACTGTACATGCAGTAGCAGAACCACTCAGAACCCCATTAAGATTTGGCGTATATGGTTTCATCTTATCAATACACTCAGTATCAATGAACTTCTGTACTTTTCTGCCTGTTCCAATGCCACGTTTTTCTAGAATCTTTTCGACATCATCCAATTCAAGCTTAGCAACTATCTGCATGATAACTCCCAATGACGCATATTCTGCGATCCATAGTCCAAGTAATCAGCCTGCATGATGGTAACTCCACCTTCTTCTTTGATCTTAATTAACGATTCAGAGCGGGATTTATCACTTGTATTATCTACGACTATATTAGAAGTTCCTTTGATCAGGAAATCCTTGCCAAGCGTAAACTTACCCATGAGATCCTTATGGCCTTTGAACACACTGAATGCATTCTCGGTATAGGACAGACCCATCTTTGACTGCGTATAAGGCAAACGTTTCTGAATGAATGTTTTATCGATGATCACTTTTTGATAATCTAAAGACTTGAGATAGAGAGTGCATGAGTCATTGGCATACATCAGATTACACCTCTGAAAAGAAGCCCAGCAGGACCAAGCCACTTAATTGCAGAGTCTTTAATGCTCTGATCTTTTCTTTTGTCTCTGTCTTCTTCCGTATTTCCTGAGTAACTTACTGTATGCTCCCCAACCTTTTCACTCGATACACCAACAGGAATAATTTCATCTGCATTGGAAGATGAATCACTCACCGTCTTATGATCATAAGTGCAAAGGATCTCAGCAATCTCACACGTAGCCATACGCATTTCTTCCGTAACTTCCGAATCATCGGTAATGTCTAACATGTCCAAACAGATCATGTTACGTATTTTTATGGAAGCTTTGTTGGCATAGTAATTGAATGCAGTATCAGGGATGACAGGGTCATTGCCCAGTAGGTATTTTTCTTTGTAAAAAGTCAAATCAGCATAGATTAAACTCATGATCATGCACCTCTCTCCAGTCTATCGACTACTTCTTAGAAGCCTTCTTATCAGAAGAGGAATCCTTTGCGGACTCCTCAACTGTTTTAGTAGGCATTGGTTCAACTGGTATTTCTGCCAGTACTACTCCAATTCTTTTAGACATTTCTTACCTCTCCTTAGGCTGCAGAGTGATAGTAAATACCCTTGACCTTATTGTCATATACTTCGTTGATTCCATATGGATGATAGAAGAACTTCCACTTATCATCATCCTGGTTCTCAGTAGGATTGATTACCTTATTGACAACGTTCTTCATATACTGAATAACTGCGCTCTTGGAAACAACAAGGAAATTCAAAGACTTAGCATCTGTTGTTGGTTTGAAGCCACCTTTTGTTTCGTCAACGGTATCCGTCTTTGTACGGCCATCCTGTAAATCAATTGCAGAATAGAATCTCTTCTTTGGTGCTTTTACAACAGCCGCAAAATCTCCAAAGATTGCCTTTGAATCAATTGTCTGCATATTGTTGACTGCTTTCAGACCAGATGACTGGATGAACAGAACACGATCATTTGTCGGCACTTCCTCGTCATCAAGTGCCAAAGATGCTGCTGTTAATGCACTGATCCAATCTGCACCTGTAGCTAATGCCGCTGCTGCATGTCCGCCAGCCTTGCCGGCATATGTTGCAAGTCTGACCGCATCAATTTCCGGTGCAACCTTTGTGCGGATAAACTCACTGGAAAGCTTGCCAAAAGCAATGCCATTTGATTCAACGTTATCCATATCATTGATATTAAATACACGTCCACGATCATAATTGCATTTCTTTGTTTCAAATGTAAGAGATACGCCACCTTCAGCATAACCATTAGCATCTGTACGATGATAATCGGCCAAGCCATCCATGTCATACTTTGGAATAAGCATTTCTCCTGCGTTCTGTCCCATACTTGCTAACTCATTAGCACCATCGAGGACAGCTGTTACTGAGGCATCCTGATAAACTGCATCGAGGTTATCAATATACGCCTTGTAAAGTGTAATATCATTTGCTGACATTATTTTTTATCTCCTTCTTTTTTGTCTGGAAGTCCCATAACCCTGCGTGCGGCTTCCATCTTTTGAACATCTATTGAGAAAGAATTGCCCTTGCCAGCACCACCATTGTCTGTTGGCCCTGTTGGATTCTTAATTGGTTCCTTTGATTCAAAAAGATAATCATTATCTTTCTTTACAGCTTCAATTGCTGCTGTAATGTCATCCTTCTGATTCTTGGAAGTTTTTAAAGCATCCAGATCCAGCATTGCGGTAACTGCCTTTGCATTTCTTCCCCCTGCGGTGGTGATTGATTTCTCAAGGATTGAGTTGAAATCACGCTCGGCAATCTGTTGCTTGAAATCTTTGTCTTGTGCGGCCATCTGTGCATTCAGATCCTGAACTTGCTTTGTCAGCTTATCCACATCCACACCATCGAACTTCTTGATTGCTTCCTTTGCGGTAGTGAGCTGAGTATTCAGACCATCAATTGTTGGTTGAAGTTCTGTCTTCGTTGCTTCTTTTGCAGCTGTCAGATCTTTGCCGTTCATTTCAAATACCTTTTCAACCTGTTCCTTTGTTAAACCAATCTGTGTTAATTCCTCTGTCTTCATATGTTTATCTCCTTTTTCTTAAGTCTTTTAGGTGTTTGACTATCACCAAAAGAAAGATGCGTTTTAGGATCGCCATCCATGAAGTGGACCATTTAATGTCTGATCACCTGACCAAAGAAAAAGCACTTCCCATAAAAGTGCTTTGTTTCCAATTCATTTGACAAAAAGTAGAAATTTGCTATATTGATGGTAGAGAGTGGATACGGTGTCACGTTGGCGTCGCCATCCGCTCTTTTTATTTTTTTCGGTATGCATATATGATTTTGCTTCCTCTAACGATTATCACCTCTTGTGCATGCATACACGATTTAGAAGAAAATACTCGTTTTAATTGATTTAGTATTTTAGTTTTAGAAAATCCAATTTTGTTTTCAAGAGTTGAAACATCTATAAAGAATCGTTCTGATTGTCCTCTCGCTTTAGAAATTCTATTGACAATGCCTCCATATGATTCTTCTGGTGTTTTCAGTTCATATTTTATATATTCTCCGTCGTTTCCCTTGATTCCAAAATCTGATGTGCTTATGTTTTCAGGATTTAATACTCTTGGGTACATAGTCACATCTTTTCCGTAAACTTTTGCAGCTAGATTTCCCACTCTTAAATCATTATCCTGATAGTCAGCAACAACATTTTTGTTATCCACAATATATTTAACTCCATCATAAACAAATTTTTCTGATGTACCTGGTGCAATTAATTCTTTAGCGTCATCAGAAGGAACTTCCTTCCATGCGTTCATGATATCTGTTGCTCCTGGAATAACTGGTGAGTTTTGCTTGATCTCACTGTTGAATACACGGTTCATCTGTTCAGGCAATCCCATCTTATCGGAAAATGCTTTGTATCTCTGATAGGTGGCTATCCTTCTGGCTCTGACTGCTGATATATCCTCCCGGCTTGCCCCACCTTGTTTGAGAAGTGCAATCTTTTCATCTTGCACCCTCATTTTCCGTTCCATGCTTCTCTGGATCTGCGTTGCTTCGTATGGAGTGTACTGTTTACCCCCAAATTCTTTCGTCTGAAGCGTATCTTTATATATCTGCGATAGTTCTTCATCCGAATATTTGCGGGTGCTTATACCGTAAATAAAAGGGTCATACGTGTGATAACAATTCCACCCGCACAATCCAGGCCCGGTTCCAAGTCCGCATATATCAACCAGTTGCTTCTTTGTGTATACCTTGCCTTGCCATAGTGCATGAGAAGGTCTAGCCGTTATATGAGCAGATACTTCAAAGTAATCTGTTTCCAACTGCTTAGCGTTATCTTCTGCAACCTTCTGTGTTACCTGTCTCAATCCAGTCATGACAGCTCGTCTGGTGGCAACATCGATCCGCTCATTACGTCCGGAATCATATGTGATGGTACGCAATCCACTGTTGGCCAGCTCATTGGTGATTCGCTTCAGTGTTGAATCATAGTTGAATGCCCCTGCTGCGATCTCGACAGTTGCACGGTTTAACTGATTTTTAAAATACTGGGTTGCTGACTGGACAATTGTTCCATTGCTGTCTAGAACGTACCCTGTTGTATTGGTGATGTTATTTACATCATTGATAGCTTGTTCCTGAACTGCATCGATCAACTGCTTCAGTTCTTTATTCCTGACCAATGGTACAAATGGAACACCTGCAGCGCTGTATAGATCTTCATCACTTGCATAGCCTTCTTCGACAATATCTTCATACAGATGATTCATCTGCTCGTCGCTGAGCTTTAATGCTTGCTGTATCTTCTTTCTTAGATCAGTATCATATGTCCGCATCTGAGTAGCTATATATAGCTCAAGATCTGCTGTTCTGCTGATCTTGTTGATCTGTGCTATCCGACTGATCACATCTTCCATGACATCCGCTTCAAGCTGTCTGAATATGACCTCAAGATTATCCGGGACTTCCTTCAGCATCTCTTCAGAGAACATCAGGACATGTTACCCTCATTTCCTGTAGCAAGCTCTGCGCTGACTTCTTCAATCTTGGCCATGGCTGTCTTCTCATCCTCGTTGTACCACTTCATGCGGTATTCAATCTTTGAAAGGATGCCAAGTTGCATATCTATGCGATCCTGAGCGCGTTCAGTCTCTTCATCGGTTTTAATACTGTCATGGAAGTTGCACTCAAATCCGATATCACTGAGATACTGTGACTGATAGAAAGCAATAGCATATGCCAGATCTTCAAGGCAGTCCTTTAGATTGCTCTGAATGGCATTAACCATATTGTACTTTCTATCCTTGGCTGACATGATCTCTTGAGCTGTTTTCTCGACAGTCTCATTCTTTGATAGATCACCATAGGCAAGACTTACATCAAACTCAATAGCACGTTTGTACTCATTCAGACCAGCAATATAGTTTGAATCACGCAAGGTCGGACTATGGTCTGCCCATTGATCAGTAACATCAGTGGCAACGAACATCCTATCTTTTCCCTTTGGAGCTCTCCAGTGGTATTCGCCGTGAGTATCTTTCTTCTTTTTAACAGCTGCATAGTCAGCAAATACCAAACGTTCCCCGCTTGAGTATTCCCAATCAAGGCGACCGAATTGGATATCCGCCTTTCTGATCTTCTCAACTGCCATGTTGAATATTGATACACCGTTCATAGATCCATCAATCTTATTTGGAAGTGGATTCTTATAGAATCCAAAGTCCATACGATCCATACCTGCATATGTCACTTCAGGAATCAGTGTTGACCATTCAGAGATATCAGTCAGAGGAATCTCAGTGCCAAAGTTTCCAGATGTTCCTTTGTAGGCTTTGTTCATGATATGCAAACCTTCCGTAAGCAGTTCATGAATTTCAATCCGATAATAAACATCATTGTCACCAATTGGCTTTACCTGAACGAATGCGCAACGTCTAAGTCTGCCATCTGCAGAATACTCAAATGGAATGATTCTTGTTGCCGGTATGCACTCATAAGTATTGGTATTCCCGATAGGTTTAATTGCGAAGCTGCCAAGACCAAGTCCATCCTGCAGATCTTCGTTCAGATTCTTGATTGCTTTTTGATACATCGGATCAAGAGTCTGATTGTTCAGCTTTGTATCCATCTCTGATAACGTGATATTGGCAAACTCACGGCAGATACTATTTTCCAACCGTAAACTTTTAACACCGTCATCATCTGTTTGATCAACCCATCTTGCTTTACCTTCAAGCTCGTTTTCCCACATTTCCAAGTTCTGGATCATGTCACTGGATAATGTCACCTGCTCGCCGGTTACTGTTTCAACTTGGCTTTTTGAGAACATACGTGCAAACACTCCTTTCAAATATTCAATAAACTTCATTATCATCGTTCAATCATTGCCCCCTCTTTCTCCATACTGGGAACATTGCATAGCGCACAGAGTCAATCGCATGGTTATCCTTGTCTGGATATCCTGTGATAATGTTTCCATCCTTGTCTCTTGCGTATTCATAGTGTGTAAATTCCTTTGCTGTTGCTGGGCAATCAACCGGATCAATGATGATCTCAGTAAGTCTCTGAATCCACTTCATTGAGTAGTCTACAGATCCAGGACCTTTTTCAACGTCTCTTGCAGGCATTCCAAAAGATCTCCAGTCTGCCGTGCTTTTCTTTTCAGCTGAATCGCAGTAAACAATGCCATCATCGACACTCTGAATGTAGTCACCGTGTGAGTCCTTGATATCGAACTTATCACGCACTAGCTTTGCTGTTTCTTCATTGCCTTTATTGTTGCATCTCAGCTCGCCATAGATATACAGCTTCATTGCTGCAGCATTGTAATACATCCTAGAAAAATGGAATGGATCAGGGAACCATCCCCAGTCCACTCCTTCATAGATCCGATCAAACTGTTTCCGTTCTTCAGCAGTAATAACTCTTATTGTCACATTGTCGAATACACTTCCACCAGTTCCATTTGCAGCGCCCAGATATTCGTTATCGTAAGCAACCGGATTCAGCTTCTGCAGTTCCTCTGCTTCATCCAGCCAGTTCTTACCTAGCCACTTCTTTGGAACTGTACGATAGTCTGAAGACATCACTATACGATTATCTTTAGGCTTCAGAACATATTCATTTGCCCAGTTGTTTGCGCTCTTAGGCGGGTTGAATGACTTGAATATCCATACCAAATCACCACCACGCATTGCTGACTGCTCGATATTACGTACCGTTTCCGGTCCCGCATACTGATCAAGTTCTTCAAACCAGATAATGCCAATGTATCCCTTGACCGGCTTAATAGACTTAACCTTTCCTGGATCGTCAGCACCACGGAAGAAAATCTTCTGTCCGGTTGATACTCTGGTGATTTCACACGGTGAAGTAGTGCATTTAAACTCGTCATATAATCCAAGTTCATTGATTGCCCATACGATTTGGTTATAAACAGATCCCCTTAATGTGTTTGCTACATTTCTCATTACCAATGCATTCAGATCTGGATGCTTCATCATCAGGTCAATAACATTGAGCGACAGATGAGAAGACTTGGAACTTCCACGTCCTCCCTTTTCCACATACTCGATGTACTTATGCTCTTCAATGTCGAACTGAATCGGCAGAAATGCAGGTGCAATGCTCAATGCAGGAATACCTCTGTATACAGGTTCGCTGTGATTCTTTCTCTCCTGTAACTCAGCCATTTCAGCATCATGCTGTTCCTGCTTTATCTTGAGTTCAGCTTCCTTTAGTTCGAATTCCTTACGCTTGATCTCAATCTCTTCTTGATCTGCTGATGATCCACTCGCATCCAGCATCATCTGAATTGACTTTGTGTCACCATTCATGGCATTGACTGCCATTCGTGCAGCTATTGCCTTGGTAACTGTAAGGTTCTTACCATCAGCATCCTGAATGCTCTTAAAGGCCTCCGTTTTGCCATTCATCATAGGAAGCTTCATGACATCTTGGATAGCTTTTCTCAGGTCAGCAGTCTCTCGTCTTGATTTTCCGGAATTCCTGCCTCCCTTGGCGGAAACTCTCTTTACTTCATCTTTACTTCTGGTTCCCTTCTTGATCGGATGTAAGTTCTTCTTGTTTTGAGCCTTTTTCTTAGCGGATTCAGGCTTCTTTTTTAGGCTTGCCATTGAACTTACCTCCTTTCACTTGTTTGTTCTAATTCAGCCTTATTCGTCTATATCTTCATCACCATGGTTTTTCATGGTGTTGTTTTCTTTCTAGGCACCGGAGTGGGGGAGGAATTCATAAGACATATGAGTTTGCCGGTGCCATGGCATAGAAAAAGAGAGCGATCACTCGTTCTCTTGTCTAAATCCACAACT